TTTAGGGACTCGATTTGAGCTTGTAATGCTTCGGCTGTTTCTTCGGCTGACTTTGCTCGGGCGGTCAGTTTATTGACCTGTTTAAGCAGTTTGCCAACAGCTTTGGGCGGTTCAGCTTCTTCCGATCCTGACTCCTCCTCTTCGGCTATCTCTTCCGTTTCCTCCTCCTCCGATTCCTCGGTTTCGGTTGACTGTAAAAGAACATCTGTATCCTGGTCGGTTTCTGCATCTGCGGTAGTTGTCTCGGGACCAACTTCCACTTCAGATTCCTGTGAGGGTTCAGCCTCTTCGACTTTCTCAACGAACGATGCCGTTAATTCTTCCAAAGTGGTGATCCCTTGCGTTTGTGTTTCTGCTCCCGATTCAGCCGGAGCCTCGCTTAATTCTGTATCTGCCATAATTCTGCGTTTAAAGTTCGCACTCTTGCGTTGTTCTGCGGACCGATATGGTTCGCCACATCCCATTATGACAGGGAGCCAAGAAAATTTTTCAGGCAGTTTTAAATATTTCCCACGCTTCCCGATATTTCTCGTGCTTGGCTTTGGAATTGGGGTTGTGCGGGTATACCGCAACTGTTAATGCTCCATCAATTGCCAGGCATGGAATTAGATACCAGGCATGAATGTCAGCGCAGAATATTGCCACCACATCGACCTTGGTGCAGTCGAGCGGATATTTTACAACTCGGCCTGTGGTCGTTGAAAATTTATACCTTGCACATCCATTTTTTCTCTCCGAAACACTCGATTTTTCAGAACCCTTGATTTGAACATTAAATTTCCGACCCGCCGAATTTACGACAATGCAGTCAACCGGTAAATGATCCCCGAGGGGGCAAAAAACTTCTAGGCCGTTTTTTAAAGCTTCAGTAAAGAAAATCTGCTCGTAGATGTAGCCCTTACGCTTCGTGTTCTTCGTCATCTTCGAGGTCGATATCGCTTTCAAACTCAATCACCTCATCGTCCATCCATTCCTCTATATCAGTTAAAACGATCTTGGCCATGTCATGGTCTTCAATATCACTCTCTTCAAGCCAGCGGTTAAGCAAAGCCCGATGTTCGTTTTTAAATTGCTGATGGGGTGTCAGTGTCTCTTTCGGCATTTTCTAAGCTTTCTACTATTCGTGTTAAACCAGCAATCTCACCGCTAAGTCGGGCGAGTTTTTGAGGGTTATCCACATGGGTATAGTCCTGAAAATCGACCAGGCACATATCCCGCTGTTCTTTAATAAAATCTTTTATTACGAGCCATTCAGTCTGTTCGCCGAGGCCGTTTATTGCGTCTCCTAGTGTCATTTTTTCCTTCTTATTGGTTTAACTCTTCTGCCCATGCCAACCTTCGATTTCTCCGCCTTCTTCCGTTTCAATTGGCTCTTGCTCATCTCCGATTTTAGCTTGGGCGTTTTACTCGAAACTCTTTTAGTCGGGCGGCAGTATTCATTCGCCTTACCCTGTCCGCATGGTTTGCCGGTCCGTGTATCTTTCCACTTCTCAGCACCCCATCTTTTTAACGAAGATCCAGCCGGAGACTTCTTAACCTGTCCCTTCGACTTCCGGCATTTCGCAATCTGCTGAGATGCTCGGGCGGATGGAAATACCTTTACCCGAGCCTTTACCTTTTTATAGCAAGCGTCCTTTGGCATCACCATTTTCGGCAAGACCAATACCCCGCCGTTAGTTTTGATTTTTTCTCATCACAACTATGCCTTGCACGAAAAGACTTACGGGCAGATGGGTTAGACTTTCGGATCTTCATCTTGGCATCCCCATAGCGAATTGTCTTCTGCTTACCGCCTTCAGACGCTCGGACCACAAATTTCTTAACCCCATACCCAGCTTCACCCTTTCGGATTCTCCTTGGGCTGTTAACCTTACTTGGCCTTCCGAGTGCTTTTCTTGGCATAGCTTACCTTTTTACCCGATTTCTTGGCGGCGGCTTTAGCTTTAGCCATTCCTTTAGGCGTGTACGAATAATGTTTCTTTCCTACTTTTGGCATAATATTTCCTTTTTATTTAAGCGGCTACTGAAGTACCTGGTACATTGCCGGGGGCAGTCCCTAGCTGGCCAATTAGTTTATTGCGATTCTGTACTTCCATTTGTTCAAGCTGACCGGCATATGTCTGAAGTCTCTTGGCAAAGTTTTCATCCTCTTGCATACGATTTTGAACATCAGTCGCTGGCACTTCGGGAGTTCCTTGTAAGTATTGCTGAAGAACTTGGAGGCGAAGTTGAGAATTAACCCCTTGCTGTGGTGCATTAACCACTTGCCCCGAGAATATCTTAGCAATATCGGCAGAAGTTTCCTTAATCTCTTTGTCGGTTGCCTCTTCCGCTGGGGCGATCAATTGTCCAGCAAGATTAGGATCAATAGCCTCAAGCACTTTACGGAGGTAAATGTCATAGCGAGCTTGACCCTGTCTGTCATACTGCGACATTAATTTACCAACAGTATCCAACTTCTGAAGAACCTTCTCCTCGTCCTGATTCATCGAGTTCCATGTGATATTAAAATCATAAACCTCGGCAGTCTCATCGAGCATCAACTGAGCGCCTTGCTCGTTATTCGTTACCCGAAACCATATCTGTGGTCCGCCGTAAGTCCGATCCAAGCACCAAACCCGATTTAAAATCTGTTTGAATCCATTGAGCCACTGATTTACCAAGTGCTGGCGAATGCTGTTTGCTTCAACTGCATCCTCGGGCGATGTCGCTCTGCCAGTTATCTTATTGGCGAGTTGTCTGATTTGCATCTCCACCTCCATCGAGGCTGGCGAGTAGCGTGGAATTTCAACGAATCCAAACTCTCCACGGCGGCGGACTGGAATCTGCGCACCTGGTCCGATCCGTTCGGGCTTTCGGCCAACGATATATTCTGCGGCTGGCAAGGTACTCATCGAGGCGCGGTCACGCCGTGCATCCATCTCGGTTTTTACTGAAATTTGATAACTCTTTAAAAGTTCAGGGTAACCTCGGGAATCGAGTAGTCGGTGATTTAGGTTCTCCCTAGTTATGCAGACAAATGGATATCTGCCCTCGTCATATTCCATCGGACTATGGAACCCATGACCTTCCGCTTCATCTGCCCAGCAAGTAATCGTGCAAATTGGCACATCATCTTCATCGAGTTCCTTACGATAAGTTGTAATAACTCGGACCATACCCTCATAATCCTGTGTGCCGTAAAAATTACCGGTATCGTAAGACATTAAATCAGAACTGTAACTCTCAGGTGCATAAAAGCCCTTACTGTTCTCAAGCACCTCCTCAATCCACTTTTTATCCCATCCCTCATTGACTTTTTGCATGAGTGCCTCGGGGCTGTAATAGTGAATGCAGTGAATGCTCCTGGCAGACTCCAAATCAATTACATTAGAGTCGATGATTATTTCTCTGCCTAATTCATAAGCCTTAATGGCCGGACGATTAACAACAGCTTTTTCAGTCGGAACTTTCGATACTCCTTTATTGCGAAGTTCATTAATCATCTTCCGAACTCTTCGCTTTTTCAGATTCGGGAATAGCGGAAATAGCATCTCCTCAACTCCCTCTTTCATCTCAGGGTCTTGGATTGCCATAGCTAACTCGGGTGACATCTGTGCAATCTCTTCGAGGCTAATATCCTTGAACACTCGAGTGGTTTCACGCTTCCAGTAAGTGCCGAAGAATGTAAGTCCATTCTGCAATAAATAGTTTGCTCCTATAGCGGCTTCCCGAGGAAGTTCCGTCATTGAGTTCATTCGCCATTTAAGAAATTCGCTTACCATCTTTGCACTGCCAATGTCGGAACTTTCTACGGGAGCGGCTACGAGGTTGGCTTGGCTGAGTGACTGACTAAGTAAGGCTACATCCCCATCAATCAACGGGTTAACCAAGTTTGGCTCGAGATCGGAGCTCCCGTCCCAAGGAAATGCCTCCGGACCATTCTTCTTGCCTGACTCATCCTTGCCAGCCCACTCGTTAAATCGACACTCCCTACCCTGTTCCGCTTTATCCATCCAAAAGCTCAAGTCCGCTTTCGCATCTTCAAACTCCTTTTTGATGGCATCTACATCCGGTCCTTTTTCGCTAAATTCCTGTATTTCCATTTTTAATCTCCAATTCTAACATTATTTTTTTAAGTTTTTTCAGTGCCTCTTTTTCGACTCTGTGGACAGCGATAATAGGCACTCCGATAAATTCGCTAATTTCCTTCAGCGTGAAATTGTTCGGCTCACGCCCCGCCTCAAATGCAGACAAGCCCTCCTCTACCACCATTTCCCTCAACATCAGATCAATCCGCTTCTCCGTCTGATCATGCGATTCGATACAAATCATCGTCTCCCTCGACTTTTTTGACATAGATTTCCGATTTTGGAGGGTGATTAGCTTCCGGCCTCTTAACGCACCTTGCAACCCCTTCCCGATCATCAAAATGAATGAGCATAAGGCGGGGATTGGGGACGAGTTTAAGCACCCTAGCCTTTTCTATCTGCTTTGCCGGTGGGGCGGGCAGTTCGACTTTACCATCCGATTCCTCAGACCAAATCTTCTGACAGCTAGAACGAGGGATGCCCACCCCTTTACTTACCTTCGGCCAGCTTAATCCAGTCTTCCGTAAAATTACCACTTGGTCCCTCTGCATTTGACTCCACTTTTTAGTTACTCCCATAATTAATACCCTCCACCACCTGTTGAAATTAATTCGTCCTCGCTGAAATACTCGAAATTACCGATGCAAAAATACCTGGCATTATCCACGAAATCTTTGCTCGGACATTTTAGCCCAGCACTTGGTTGGTAAGCTTGCATACAACTTATTAGATTTTGACACTCATCGCTGAACATCAATTTAGGCTTATTATCCAAATCCATCTCCTTTTCCCGATCCCATGCGAGTAAATTATTAATAGCCTGGAGTCCTGTCTCGATGTCTAACGCTTCGGCCGGCTGAACAATAATATCTTCATCCATTAAATCATCGATAATGTTAGAAGATCCTTCCGACTTCTGATAGCTCGCCGCTCCCAAACGAGGGTCGATTATGCGGATGACCTCACTTTCCCCACATACCTTCTCCATCCTACGAATTTCATCGGCATAATCCGCCAGGCCGTACCCGTTCGGTTGGGCGGCCTCGCCGGCACTTAGCTTGTCTTTGGTTAAGTCAATCCATCCACCCCATGTGTCGAAGTCAGGAAACTCCTTAACCGCCCAGGCGACTCCATGAGGATCGATTGCAAAGAGGACCATTGTCCAAGGCTTCGCTCCCGCCGGGTCAATGGATAATACCCAGTTGGCATCCGAGAAATCGGGAAGATTTTCGGGGGATACGAAGTTACGGTCCGAAAGCGACGGGAAAATTGCCCTAGACTGCCTCACAGGCACTCCATACGCCCGACAAAGAATCGTTTCCCTCTTCTCCCCCTCTAATTGATTCTTCATTGCCGCCCAACCGCCAAAGGGATTCGCCGCTGTGTGAAAGTAAACCACAGAACTGGCTTTGCGGATGGGCTGTTGAACGAGGGGGACTTCCTCGCCGTCTAATAGATCCGCTTTCGTTGACTCTATGGTGCGGGCTCCCGTTAGCATCGATTTGACTACGCTGTTCCATCCGTCTACTGCGGTGAAGGAAATTAAGCCACTTGCCGGTCGAACTACTCCATCATGTGGGCTCTCATGCGATCTTGTTACACATCTAAACCTTAGCGTATTCACCCACGACATTGGCACCAATTCGTCAGCCCAAAATCCAATGTTATGGGTGCCGGGTGCCGGCGGAGAGGGACATCCGATTTCTCCTCCTTCAATTGTACTGATGTCCTGGCTCCAATTTCTAAAGATGCACTCGGACCGGTTAGGCAAAGTAAACTTTGAGGCAGTAAAGCCATTACGAAGGCTGTACATTACATATCCGACCTTACCTCTGCCTAACGATTTTAACTCTTTTGGAAGGTATTTGAAAACGAGTTTTTGCTGAAATTGGATCGAATTTGCCGATGTTTCCGTTAAACACCAAATAATTGTGCCCGGATTCTCGACTAAAGTCTGAACCACTCTTTTCGCACAAAGCTCGGACTTGCCAGCCCTATTCCCTCCCATAAGTAAAATTTCCGAGTGAGTCTTTAACTGCTCATCCGCTAACTTCCATGTATCGAGTTCAAAGCCATGCCGGTATGGATCATCCTTCTCGAGCTTGATCGCTTCCTCACGCTTTTCCCAATATGCGAGGATTGCTTCGGGATTCATGGACAGCATCTCTGATTTTGTCAGAGGCGGTAAGGCGGGGTGCGGTGTCCAGGTAAGTGGCATTAGTTCGATTTTAGCAGATTGGAGGGCGAGTGGTACGCAATTGGGCAAAATTTTTTTATGGGACACAATCGGTCTCGGTGACCGGCGGGCCGCGAAATCCGACCCCCCTCCCCCCCTGTTGGTGACACAAATCGCATAAAAATATTTAAAATGTGCGTTTTTATTATTATTTTGCATACTTTTTAACAAAATCGTGTTCTCACAATAATGATTATGTCTAATTGTTCTTGCCATTATCCTTATTGAGATTACTTTCTCATATTATCACACCGATTGATTTTATATGCCGACTAAAAAACCCAGGGTGTACCAACAAGCAGAGAATTTGCCAGCGAATCTAAAGGTCGAGGAATCTTGTCCCGCAGTGTTCACAGGTCAGAAGTTCTTCGATAAGAGACCGGAAGATTATGCCCAGGTTGTTAAGATGCTGGCAGAAGGATCAACGATCAAACAGATATGCAAGACTTGTAAAGTTTCACCGCATACGATTGCTATCGTTAAATCCCGTGAGGGTGATACGCTAAAGGAATCTAAGAAGCATCTTCGAGCCCTAATTGGAACTGCTACCCATCTTGCGGTAGAAAAGCTTATAACGAAGTTGAATGACGATGAAATCCCATCAGGAGTCCTACCAATCGCTACCGGCATTCTAATCGACAAGCATCGCCAGTACGAAGGTGAGCCTACTCAGACTATCGAAGTGAAGAAATCTTTAAGCCTGGATGAGATCCGAGCCGAGCTTGCCAATTTGAAGGATGAAAAAATCATCGAGGCCGAAGTCACCGATACATAATAATCAAAGAGAGTGGTATGCTCTCTTAACCTTGTTCTTCTTTTTCCTCGAACGGGATCTTATAATGGAAGCCCTGTTCGCAATTATTAAGTTGATTATTGTTTTTAGCTCGTAGTAAAATATGAGCATGGAAGATTTCCCTTGGAATAAAGAACCCGATCTAAAGACAATGGCTAAAGAATATGCCGAGTGCCACAATTTGGATTTAGCCGAGACCGAAAAGAAATTTGAAGAGGCAAGGCAGAAAGTCAGATATGAGACTGATATCCGATCACATCCGCATTATGGTTTTACTGATTTTGATCCTGAGCAACCTGACATAGTTTTATCAGAATAGCCTTTAAATCGCCGTAGAGGACGCTCAGAGCGTCTTTAGCCTCCGATCTATACAATCTACCACGCTAGGGTATAAGACAGCCAATCCCGCCATTCCTCTGAATGCCCTCCTTGCTGTGATTGATCGAACCTTATCCTCGTACCTCTTGGGCGGTATAATATTTTGAACGAGTGAATGGGTAGGCTGAGTGATACCTGTTCTGCCGGTTAATCGGTTAGACTGATGGATCGGTTTTAATCTTCTAATCGAGTGAGCTTGTAGGCTGGCAATGTAGTGGGAGGTGTGCCGGCTTGAGGCTGGGCTTGTGTGGCTTCAGGCCACAAGCACAAGCGTCCCACTACTAACAGCCTTTTTTTAACTACTAGGAGTAGTAGTAGTAGTATACTATATAGGCTACTACTACCACTCTTCTTACTATTTAATTGCACTATCAGCTTTCTAGTTTTAGCTTGAGAGAATAGATATTTGAATTGTTCGGACCGTTCTTTTCGATCTCGATTTGGTCTTTTGTCATGCTCAAAATCTTATCCATTCTTTCTTTTGTAACTTCGTTATTTGTTTGCTCCTGAAGTAATTCCATCGCCTTCTTTTTTCCGCAAATCGGCTTATCCTTTAACAGCTCTAGGAACTTATCGGATAAGGCCTCATTAATCTTTTTTTGGATTGTGGAGGTTTGACCTGGCTTTCTGAACTTTGCCTCGAGGTCGGGTTTATGATGGAAAAGGGGGAAGGTATCGGCAGAGAATTCGAGGACTTTTGGGGGTGAGAATGGACAGTTTCGGGAGGTGGTTTCGAGGACTAAGTGTTCCTCCTCCTCGTGGGCGGTGAGGGTTAGGATGGCATCGGGATCACGGGCAAAGACACCTGAACCACTCGCTCTGTCGATATGATCGGTTTCTGACTTATTTCCCTTGGAGAAGTGGTGGGCAAATACTATGGCGGCACCTGTTTCCTCGGAGAAATCTTCGATTAGATTGACTATTTCGCCTACAGCTTTGGCATCGTTCTCATCTATACCGGTTGCCAGCTTGTAGTATGGATCGAGGATAATTAGGTCGTAGTTCCTCTTTTCCACTCGGATCTTGGTTAGGAGATCCAACAATTCTGTCCGGTGACCTCGTAGTGGCCAATAGTCTAGGTAGTGGTTGCTGGGTATTTCTCCCTTAAACATGGCCTTGGCTACTCGCTTTATTCGATCCGTACCGAAGTATTTCTTAAGCTCGAAGTCGAGGTATAAAACCTTACTCTGCTTAACCGGCATCCCCAGCCAAGGCATCCCATTGGATGCGGCGATGGCCAAGTTAATCAAACTCCAAGTCTTACCCGCCTTACTTGAGCCTGAGATGATCATCTTACATCCCTCATGCAGACATCCCTCGATAATCTCTTCAAGCTCGTTGGCGGGGTTTGTGGCGAACTCCATGCACTGACCGAATGACATGATATCGGGTAGTGGCTTGGGATCGTCATTCCTCACCTCGATTGATCGGTTTGGCATATTGGTGACAGTTGGGCTGTCTAGCATATATTCCAGTTCTATGGCTTTAAGCTGTGCTTTATAATATGGGTCATTTTCAGGTCTCATTATCTTTTATGTGATTTTTGATTAGTGTTAAAATTATTTGGGGCTTTAAATTTATGTGATTTCTGACAAGCACAATAGCATCTCCCTCGTTCATTCGGTGAGCCATTCTCATCGCTTTAACGGGCTTAATGCCTAGCTGAATAAACCGTCGTACGATGGTTGCTTTGAGTAGAGTATTAATCATTCGCGCCAAAATAGGATTGGTTGCTGGGCAGTATATTTCTCGCCCTTCTCAGTCTTTGGCTTTCTCGTCCCCCAAGGAAGTCGGACTAATCCGAGGGGTGAATTATAAATCGATGGGTCTGCTCCGAGCTTCATCGACATATGTTTAAACTGATCAGCCTTACCAGGTATCCAATCGTACCAGCAATGTAAGGACTGACCGCCACTATCGACTATCATCTTGAGGGGACAGATAGATTCAAGGGCTAGTGCCGGTCCTACCTGTTCGGCCTTGGTCCATGTTGGATCATCAATCTCGTGTACCAGGTACATTCGCTCACCGGCATTCTCTTTTACCCGAGGACCGATATCCTTGAATGGGTTGTACGATATAAATTCCATCTGCCCTACCCCTTGACTGATCCCCCAATCGCCCGCTGACTTGATCATCGTATTATATTTATCCGCCTGGATGTTTATCCACTGGTCGGATCGGAACAGCTTGGAAACAGCCTCCTCGGCATTCAAAGGAATGGCGGAGGAGCGGAGTTGAAGCATTTCGAGATCCTCGGGTCTACCTTTTGAGCTTGTTGAGATTGTGGTATCAATTGATACTTTTTTAGTCGGGCTGATAATCTTCTCACCTGACAGGATTTGATATGCACCAGTTAATGCATTTCGTATCTCGTTTGGTTGGAGTGGTCGGCGGGTAAATTCCTTTGCGACCTCGAGGCAGTAATCATGTGCTTTCTCAAAGTCTGATTGGTGCATGGCGGCACGGAGGGTTAGGCGGGCAATAAAAGTATGATGGCCAAAGTCTCCTTGCGGGAGCCGGTCAAAGAACCCCGCCATATCTGCTGATAGGATTGCCATTAGTCGGAACCCTCTTCCCTAATAAATTGCTGGATATAATCGGTAATCTTCGTAATCGCCTCGGTTTCAATCTTACGAATTGTTCTCCGAGGAATCCCTGTTTTATCCGCCAGTTCTCTTTGGGACATTCCGGCATGATCCTCGGGGAGTTTGAGAAGCATATTTCTAAGCTTTGCTTCCGTGGCCATTTGCTTGGCTATATCCCTAGCTTTTCCCATCCAATTTTAATTCCTCTTGCACGGGCATTTTGATTTCTCCTGACTGAACCTTGAAGTATCTTTCTAGTGCCTCTGTCATTTTTGGGCCACGAAACCAACCTGTACCATCTGTCGATTCTACACCTAGTTCCTTGCATCTCATTAGCACTTTAAAGGAATTTATTGCTCCTACATGAACTCGATTGAAGGACTCTGTCCACATAGTTAAATTCCTCAACTTCCATTCTTTTGTGCCTCCTACAAAAATAACAGATGCTTCTTGTGGTACATCTTGTGGAGTCATTCCATCTTGTACGCAGAATGCCCATGTAAGATCGTAAGACTGCTCTAAAATAGGATGCCACTTCTCCCACTCTCTAAGTGTTTGATCACGATCTCCTACAGAGTCTGGCACTACTACCCAGCGAGGCTTTAATATCGTTTCTTGGTAGTAATCTAGCATCTTAGTAAAATCAAATTCGTTCCATTCTTTACCAGATGACCATACACTAAACCTACCATTATCAATTCCATAAGGAATCCACGGCACAGGTTCTCTAACTGCTGACTCAGGAGTAAATAACCAACCAACAGGATACCCAAGTCCAGCCCAATAATGAACTATCCCTTTAGCATTGTTCGATGGCATTACAATCATTGCGTAACACCAGGGTTAAACTTAGGGTACTCCATTGCGTTAAGTGCTTCATCAAGTGTTGGAAACACATAGTCTGCATGGTATCTAATCCAAGGAGACATGGAACTTGTGACTACAATAATTTGTTTATGTAAACTCCATGCAAACATAATTTCCATTGCTGTACCCCATGAAGGTTGATCACACTTTGCTAAAATAGTATCACAAGTTACAATATCTTTTTTATCTCTCTCAACTATCCGTTTAGGCATCCCAGCAATTGACTCTTGGCCTCGATAGTCTGCGTCAGTTGGGCTTAGGCTCATTATGCCCTTTTTTCTTAACAGTAAAGAAGTTGCCTTTCTCCAGCGGATGCAAGTGTCATCCATTTCATAAATTGGCCCGGCTAAATACACTAAATTTGTAGATATCATTGTGGTATTATTATTATAAATTCTTCTTCGGGGGATTCTTCAATTTCTTGATTTTCTAAAATTTGCCCAATTTCTGTAAACTTATAACTACTTCCATATTCATCATATATTTTTACATTCAATTCTTCAGGGTAAGTTTTTAACTCTAATATTAGTTCTTTAATTATCATCTAGATACCTCTGCTTGGGTTGTAGTCTTGCAGACTTTAACAGAATCTAAAGTTAGAGCATTAAATGATAAGTTCTTCTCTAATTCTTTAAATAAATAAAGAGCTATACTTTCCGCAGTAGTCTGATCCATAATTTCATTTAAGTATCGATGGTCTAATCGTTTTACTACTCTACCAACAATGCCACGGAACTCTTGCTGATCGATTAACCACCCGACTTCTGGGTCAGGTTCTCCACTTATAGTAACATATACTTTATGAGTATGTCCGTGAAGTTCTCCGTATTCTTTTCGTTTGTTGCGGATTCTATGTGCCGCTTCAAAAGTAAATTCTTCTGTTAATCTAGTCTTCATTTCCCATCCTCCACCGACACCCATTTATCAATCATCCCTTTAGGAAGTCCCGCCTCTGAGACATGATTATCATTCGGATCGGGTTCATGTCCCTTCCGGGAAATGTGAACGATTTCCGTCAAAACCTCGTGGGTATGTCCCCATCTGCGAATCGCCCATGCTTCGTTGGGAAATCGGATATCATCGAATACAATTGTTTTCTTACCGATGTAAGGGAGAGCCGCCTTATAAGCTAAGTCCACCCATATATTCGGATAAACTCCTTCCCTTCCCCACTCCGTCCCGAGGGTTTGTAATAACTGCCTGGTATTAATATTGTCAGGGAAGTTGGGTATTGGTTCTTCCTTAAAATGCAGATATTTCTCTCCCGGCAATATAACCTTCAGCATCTCTTTAATTGGAGTGGCGAAGGATAGTATTACCGATCCCTCGATTGATTTAGCATAGGTCGATTTACCTACCGCCTTTGGACCTGTTAGGCCGATAATTTTGTGGTTCATGTAGTGTAGAATAGTGATGTTATTACTGTAAGTACGAATGCGGCCACGATGTAGGCGAAGACGAGGACTGCGGTGACGAATAAGGCGATTAAGCCGATGATTCGGAGGAGTTTCATTTCTCCGATAAATGGGTTAGGAGTGCCTTGCTAAACTCTGTGCATGACTTAATAAAATTCCGATCTGACAGCTTTGCACATCTCTCTGTGAGGATTTTTATCTCGCTCTTTTTATCCTCACAATATTTGTCGATCCTATCTTTTCTCTCGTCCAACTTTTTAAGTTCTTTCCCCAGTTTAATCTTAAATTTATCCACTTGAGCAGATGCTTTTTCGACCTCCTTGTTTACAGAAATTAATTCCAGTTCTTTGCGGAGTATCCTAGATTCAATCTGAGGTGAAACAGGTATGCCCTTTGTCGGTTCGATTAAATCGAGGTCAAAGAATAAAGTTCGGACATTGCCCATCCCTTCCACTCGGACATATATTTTATTATCTTCCGCCCTCCATGCGAAAACGCTGTCGA